CGTGAGGGCGCGGCCTGCGGTGGCGTCAAGAAGAGCGCGCTGCTCTTCGACGGCCCGCAAACGCTCTGCGCCCAGGGCCTCAACATGTGCACGGATGTCCATGTGGGGTTTCCTTTCGGGGGGAAGTGGGTTTGTTGGGGTCGCCACGCGTCGGGGTGCGCCACAGGTGCCTCTAGGGCTGCGTGTGGTGGGCTGCGCCTCGTTGGCGGGTGGAAGTCAGAGACTCAAAAGGAGTCGCTGTGCTTCGATCTCGGTCTCTTCGGCGCGGCGGCGGGCACGAGTACGAATCTCGTAATCCGCGGCCTGCGACCGGAGAGGCACATAGAGGGTTTGTTCGATCACTGGGACCGGGTTCGACATGTCCAACACCGGGACGTTGTTCCCATCAAGCGTGTACGGCACCTGGAAGCAGCCGCCGTCGCAGCAGTAGACAACGGACACGTCGTTGAAATCTTCGATCTCACACTCGTCATCGGTGCACATCAACGCGCAGCACAAAGCATCACACAGTGCTTCCTCAAGATCGGAGTTCCAAACGTCAGCGAACCGCTTCTCCAGAGCACGGACAGCGCGACGCATCTCTGCTTCGGTCATCTGTACATCCGTCAGGGATCGCATGAAATCGTTGTAGGACCGCATGGATGCAGAGGTGTACGGGTTGGCTCCGATCGGCACGATCGACACCTCCTTGAGATTGACTTCATGAATCACGCGTTGCGTGTAGTCGTCGTTCCATTCGTCACGCGCTTTGTTGACCGTGAATCCGATCGACATCTGCGTCATCTCACCCCGCGTCACTGCGCTACGGGCGATCTGCACATCGGAGCGGGACATGTCCAGCGACGCGGCGGCACGAAGGTTCGGATCAGCCGAGAGCTTCAATGTGCCGGCGTTCCGGGAGGCCATCGGCACGTCCTGGTGACGGTGGTTCACGAACAGAAACACGTCGTCCTGTGCCCGCTTGGAATAGTCCTTGACGGCTTTGTTGAACGCACCGGAACGGATCGTTTCGGAGAACGTGCCCCACTGATCGTTCACGTCGTACGCCCGGTCAACGACCGAGGCGACGCCTTCGAAGTTGAAGTCTGCGGAGTCGTCACGGAATTCGAACGCGGTGATCGGGAACGAACGACGCACCAGTTCGGAGCCGTAGTTGGCCCGTGCGGTAATGCTGGGAGCCATACGGCCTCCTTATGGGGGGTTAGACCAGGACGAGAAGTAGTTCGTCCTCGAGGGCACGCCGATCGTTCGGTGTGTTGTCGAATCCTCCGGCAGAGGTAAGCCCACAGTCTTCGGTTCGGGCGAACATGTAGCCCTTGATGTGGTCCAAGGATTCGGGCCGGTCGTACTTGTCCCACAGCGATGGTTTCGGTTTCGGCCTGTATGGGACCGGCATCGCGCCGGACGTGGCTCCGTGGGAGCCTTGGTCGTCAACCACCACCCCGCCGATGCCCGAAGCAGAGAGCGTCGTGTCTTGGGTGGTGGCTGAGATGGTGCCCGTCACCAGGTTGGCAACTGTTCCAGACAGTGCACTGGTTGTGTCCTCTAGGGTCCCTGTGAGGGTTCCTGACGGGCCGTATGCCCCGGTGAGAGCAGAAGTAGCATCACCTGTGTTTGCGGTGATGGTGCCGGTTACGGAGTTCGATGTGAACGTGCCCGTGATCGAGCTCGTCGTGTCAGCGGTCGTCGCGGTGATGGTGCCGGTGGAACCTGATGCGGTGAAAGTGCCGCTGATAGTAGATGTGCTATCGGATGTCGTTGCGGCGATCGTGCCCGTGGGCCCGAACGCGCTCGAGATAGAGGACGTTGTGTTTGCAGTGGATGCTGCGATCGTGCCGGAAGGCCCAAACGCTGCGCTGATAGATGAGGTTGTGTTCGCCGTAGACGCGGTGATCGTGCCAGTAACGGAAGAACCGGATGTGTAGTCCTCTTGGACTACAGCATCGGTCCCGTTCTCTGCGAGGACATGGCCCCCGCCTTCATTCAGAACGAAGCCGGAAGCCATCGCAGCCTCCTAGGTCAGCGTTCCCACCATGCGATTTCAAACTCGTACGTAGGAGCCGTCGTAGCACCGGACGGATACCACAGGTGGAAGTTCACAGAGTCACCGCCACCGATCACGACCGGACCGAGCGGACAATAGAACTGTGCCGCAGCCGTTGCCGGTGCAGCAGCACCCGCGACGGATAGGGACGGGCTACCCACAGAGTCGAAGTCGTAATGGATCTGGTCACCGGTCACCAACGCTGGGGCGGCACGACGGGGAAGCGCGGCACGGGCAACGGTACGAACCGAACCCGACGCAGCCGACAGGACAACAGCACCAAAGTTCACCGTTGCTAACGTCGCCCTCGAGCTGTCCGAGTTCACGTTCACTGGGGTGATCGTCGTACCACCCGAAGAGAACCGGTTCGTCGTGTCCGTGGTGACCGCACACTCGATCGAGGTTGCAGCAGTCATAGAGATCGCGGTAGCACCCGTGATCAGCCGGAAGTAGTCGAGGATGATGCGCTTTCCACCCTCAGCGTCGGTGTTCTGGATTGACCAGATCGCAGCCGTCGCGGAGAACGAAGTGGTGAGGGCATGGATGATGCCGGTACCGATCGTCGCGTTTGTGGCTTTGAAGTATGAGCCCTCTTCTGCAAGGGCGTGCATACCATCACCGATGGACTGGGTGAGGACGTCGCCGTACCCGTTGACGCGCACTTGAAGCTGCGAAGCGTCCGCCGTCTTTGTCGGCAGAATACGGTTTGTTTTGGCGTAAATCTGCGGCATTTGCTTATCCGATCGTGTAGCAGAGCGTCACGGTTTCGTTCACAAGACCTGATTCCACAGGGTCATCAAAGCCCCAGCCGAGAGCAGCGATACCGACATCAAACGACCCGGCTGCAACCTTCAACACCGAGCAGATGTACACAAGCCCGATGTCGGCCGAATCATCCGTCGTATCGGGCCGGCGCACCGAACACACAATGTTCGATGTCGATGCCACGTTCGCGTCAGTGATGGTCACACGCCGGTACGTGTCACCATCGGTGAACGCGATCGACGCGGTGGACACCAGGCCCTTGTTCAACTCCGAAACCAGCAGGCTCTTGGTGGTACCTGATGCGGCCATTGTCGTGTCCGACACATCCACCACGACCAGCACGTCGTTTCGGGCGAGTCCTGTGAGCGCGGTGTAGGCGGTGATCTTGGTATCAGCCACGCCTACGCGTTGCCTTCCGTGAACGTCGCAGAGGTGACACTGACGGTGCCACTGGAGACGATGGTGACGGTGTTCAGGTTCAGGTCAGAACCTGACGTACTGACGTTGCCGTCCATGACGAACGTGCCACCCGAGGTCGTCAACCGGAACCACGTCGCCGTCGAACTCGCCACAGCAGTCGCAGACGAGATGCTGTTCAGGGTGAGGACGCCCGTAGAAGCTGCGCCAGCAAACGTCACATTACACGTCAACGTCGCGAGCAGGGTCGTTGCGGTGCCACCGGTCGCTGGGCGGGTGCCGTCATAAATCTTCAACAACGCAGACCCACCAGCGGCCGTAGTGATGGCGTCAGCGCGGGCGTTACGAAGGGTGGTGGAGAATCCGAGAGCCATTATTCCTCCACAATCCGGGTGATGTTCCCGGCCTCGTCACGCTCAACACTGCGCGTCGTAGCTGTCTGACGTTCCACCGTGACATTGATCGGCGGCGGGACCTGCTCCGGCACGTTCACCGTGGACCGGGCATCCACTTCCACCTTCGCGGGTTCGATCCGCACCTCAGCCTTCGCCGGTTCAACCGTCACGAACGTCTGCGGGGCCTCTTGGCGAGCATCAAGGTGCAAATGCAACGGCTGGCCGTTCTGCTGCACCGGCATCGGTACCGGATCAGGCGCTGGAGGCGGGGTGAACGAGTTGTCCACCGGTCCCCAGTCCTCGAGGTCCCGCATTTCGGGTGTCACCATCACTGGGGGCTGGCCGAGCGTCTGCGCCTGAGCGTTGATCGCCATTGCCTGCGTGTAAATCGTCCAACGGGCGATCGAATCGGCCTTCAACAGGCCATCAACGTTCACTTTCGCGTACTGCGGCATCGGCAATAGCGCGCTGAGGAACTGTTCGACACGGATGATCCACGGCAGAAACGTCACCTGAAGCCGGCGAAGGTTGCGCTGCTCCAAGTTTGCGTACGTGTGGTTGGACCCTTCGACCGGGATACCGAGGTCTGTGGGGTCAACGAGGAACACGTTCGCGGCGATCTGTGCGCCGTTCCACTTCTGCGTCTGCAAAAACTGGGCTTGTTCGTTGGTGACGCCGGTCGGTTTCCATGTCGCCCCACCCTGCAACACACCAGGAAGGCCCCGGTTTTTGCGGGAACGGGCACGCTGCCATGCCCGCGCAATGTCACCCATCTGCGTGGGGTTCATCGTTCCTGGCGATTCGATGACACCAGGCATGTTGTTCCCGTTGTTCAGGCTGTCCACACCGAAATCGACGGCGGAAATCCCGAGCCCGATCGTCTTGCGTGCGTACTCCAACGGCGACAGGCCAGTATCCGACCCGGGCATCATCATGCCCTTCAAATGGTGCAGCTCACCGGGGAATGGGAGTCCATTCACCAGATAAATTTTGCGTCCACCATCCCGTCGTACGTCAACGCGCGACGTGTCGAGGACGATCAGTTCAACGATCGAAGTCCCCGACCGTGTGACGTGCACATATGCATTGCCGTGCAGGAGAAGCGACGTGAGGATCTGTGTGCACCAGGCGGTGTAGTCAAGATCGACGGTCGGTTCGTGCATCCACGCCGGCTTACGCACCTCGGCACGCACCCCGTCAGGACTCTTGCGGAACACATCAACGGGCATGGTGGCGATCGCGTCCGCGATCATCCGCACACAACCCGCCACCGTAAGAAGCTGCATCGAGGTCTGCTGATTCACAGCAGGCTCACCGGACACCATCATCGGTGAATCACCGGGCCAGGTGCCCCACACGGTCGCCTGGATACGTTCCTCAACAGGGGTAGCGAAGAGTGAGCGGAGCACTATTCACCACCCATCTCAACTGCAAGCCCGATGAACACGAGGTCAACCCCGGTAGCGATCACGCCTGCGGGAATACCGAACAGGAACGCGCCGACCGTGACCGTGACCAATCCTGCGAGCTGGAGGAACGTAGCGAGCATTCATTCCTCCTCATCAAGAAAGTCGTCAAGGGTGACAAACGATGCCTCAGCCACGGCAGCAGTGCTGCGACATTGCGAAGCAGCCAACGTGATCGCCTCAAGCGGCGAGATATCAACGCTGGATGCTCGAGCACTGAATGCCCACGCCTCACCCACAGTTCGAATGTCCGCACCCGTAACCGCAGAGTTCAACGCCGGCTGATCCAAATGCCGTATCCGGCCGTTTAGGAGGTCGTCTTGCAACGCCGCGCACGCTTGCACGAACTCCGTGCCGGACAACTCCAACAACGGAACCCCACCTTCACGTAAACGCTCCAACAAGCCACCAGTAGCCGACTTCGGATCAACAACCAGCGGACCTGCCACATCTGCCGTAGCGTTCTTCGCTGCTTCGACAACCCACGCGGTCCCTGGTTCATGTCGGGCGACCTCCACGTGAAGCAGACCGTCCCCACGGACCCCGGCATATCCGAGAGCAGCCGACGACATCCCTGGCGCGACTGCGAGTGAAGCGAAACCCCGGTCGGTGAGAGGTGACGACGGCCGTAGTTGACCATCAACCTTCACACCTCGATCCGCGCATGTGAGCCATAGATCCCACGGCAACACCTTCGACACCGTGGCCGACGACAACACCACCCCAAGACGCTCAATCGCGAACGCCTCCGGACTCAGGAACGGCAGTTCGTTCTCAGCGATCCATTCCTCAGAGATGCGGATACCGAGCCCAGGGTTCGAGTCGTACCACGCATCCCGATCAGTCGGATCGGTACCAGGTTCACAACCCCATTCGGCGTAAAAAGCGTTCTTGACGCCAGCGATACACGCGTCACGCACCCGGTGTAATACCTCAGACTCGGGGAGCGGAGCTGATGACGTGTAGATCATCTGCGGCGCGCCGTCGACGTTCAACGATTGCGCCGACAACGACGGAATAATGGCTTGGATCTGCTCATCCGTCAGGTACAGGGCCTCGTCAAAGATCACCCGCTGGGGCGAACCGCCACGGATTGTTTTTCGGCCGCGTGTGATGAACTCCAACCGTGCGCCCGTGTCTGTTCTCACGATGGCTTCTTTGCCGTTCGCGAAGAAGAACTGGCACAACTTCTCCAACTCAGGACTAGCGGTAATCAGCGCGACCATCCGCCGCATGTGATCCGCCGCCGTAGACGCGAGATGCGCCGTGTGCACGATCCGTTTATCACCGAACAGGAACAGGCCGGCCAACTCGACCGCCTCAAGCACACTGTTCTTCCCGTTTTGCCTAGGGAGCAGCACCAACGCCGTGGACGCCGCCCACCGACCGTCAGTGCGCTCCGACAACAACCCGTCTAACACCCAACGCTGCCAGTCATCCAGAAACAGTCCACACGACTCAGCCAACGCAATCGCCTCAGCACCAGCCGACGAAACCCGGCCATCAGGAAGATGCGCCAAACGCGGCCGCTGATTACCGACACGCATCAGACCGCCTTCAAATCACCACGCCTCTTCGAACGCGCAGCCTTCGCCTGTTCCAACGGCGACAAAGCAACAGTCGAAGGCAACGCCTCCAACTCATGCAACGTCAACCGATACTGACCCGCCAACTGCGCCACCGCACCAGGCGACTCACGCAACGCCCGATCCATCGCCTCTGCCAACGAATCCCGAGCAGCCACCAACGCCACACGCAGGTCATTTGACTGCGCCGCCTCTAAATTCGAGCCCATCTGTACCACCACCTACTGCATACTTATGCAACTACTACATACTTATGTCGAACCATGCATACCCATCCCCCCAGTTCAGGGGAGAGAAACCACGATT